TCGAACCAGCACCACCGTTCATAAGGTTTCTAACATGAGGGCATTTATGACCATACTCCTTTCTTGTTAAGTTCTCATGTTTACGACCAGAGCGCATAATACTTTTACCACCCTTACGTACAGATGTGGCATTAGCATTCATCATTTGATTACCCTGATAGTATTCCTTAAATGTCTGCATGTATATATTTATGCTAGTTGTATCAATATACAAAAAAAGACTCGTGCAATTGCACGAGTCTCTTAAAATAATAAGTTAGATTTAATTAAGCTTTAACAGCCTTGTTCATTGGCTGTACTTTAGGTTGACCGAAGCCATCACCTAAGTTACCAACTTTATTGCTTTTCCCATCATTGTAGCTTCCGGAGTGCGACTTAGGCTCACCACCTTTGTCAGAAGGTCCAGCAGCCGGCTTGTGATGTACTTTGTTCATTGGCTGCACTTTAGGTTGACCGAAGCCATCACCTACGTTACCAACTTTATTGCTTTTTCCATCATTGTAGTGGGTGTTGAAAGCTGTAGGCTCTCCTTCGTTGTCCTCTTCATACTCTTCCATCTCTTCCCCATAACCGTGCATTTCACCGTCTTCTGCTTCTGCATCGTCATCAGCTTCATCAGCATCGTCATCAGCATCGTCATCTTCACCCATAGCTGCCATAAGGACATCGTGAAGAGCTTTTGCCATGTCTTTGTCAAGAGTAATTGTAATTTCACCTTCCATGTCGTCACCTTCATCGTCAGCAATCTCATCGTCTGGAGTTGCATCTTCAATACCGAGAGCATCAAGGTCGTCAACTTCTTCCATCCCGAAGTCTTCGTTAATGACTTTGGCATAGAGTTCATCAAAAATAGATTTATTGGCCATATATTTATTTAGTCCCTCTTGCGCAATTTCAAGGACTTCTGCTGAAAATTCTTCATCTTCCTCAGCTGTTGAGCTTTCCGGATCATCTTCTTCATCCTCAGCTTCATGCTCAGTTGGTTGCTCCGTTTCAATAGTTGGGCAGTTATCATCTCCATAGGAAAGACCCTTTACATTATATGGATTCTTATCCCCTACTTTTTTGATATCAACTTCTGATTCTTCAAAGCCACCCTCTTCAGTTGGCCCTCCTGGTTGAATATCTGCATCACCTGTATTGGCATTTGGATCACCAACTGTTTGTGCTTCTAAATTCTCAGCAACAACAGTAGCCTCTTTACCAAGGTTACCATAAACCTCGCCGAGATCTTTAAGGTCGTTTGTTTTAGCCATGCTAATATTTATGGTTATAGGTCATAAAAACAACAAATAGTTGTAAAATAACTAACACTTATTAAATATGTATTGTTCATGGCAAAGAAAGATACAGGTATGTTCTATATGGGTAATGATAATCTACCCAATCGTAATTGGCAAGGTGAATATACTTCAGAAAAAGTTAAAGCTCTTAAAAAAGCTCAGAGGAATATTTTATACTTTGCTGAAAACTTCTTCTACATTGTTAACTTGGATGCTGGTAGAGAAAAGATTAGCCTGTATCCAGCTCAGAAGAAGGCATTAAGAGCGATGCGTGATAATCGCTTCTACATTTTATTAGCTTCACGACAGATTGGTAAAGCATTAGCATTAGACACACCTATACTCACACCAACAGGCTGGACAACAATGGGTGAACTTAAGACAGGTGATCAGCTATACGGTTCAGATGGTAAGCCTTGTAATATTACATATGCACATCCTATAGATTACAACCGCGAATGTTTTAAGATTACATTTGATAACGGAGAGAAGATTATTGCATCGAAAGAGCATGAGTGGTTCACACAATCTGTCAATGAAAGGTTGAAAGGTATTGAAGGTTCAAATAAGACAACTGCTGATATATATAATACTTTGTATAAGAGTGGAAAGAACAACACTGAGCCTAATCATAGAATACCATCTTGTATTAATGGTGTTGATGGTGTTTATACCGACTTACCTATTTCACCATATGTACTGGGATTATGGTTGGGCGATGGTAGTGCAGAGAGTGGTGTAATTACAGTTGGAGAAAGAGATATTCAACAAATTACTGAAAATCTTGAATCAGACAGTCAGTTTGATAAAATCGTTACAAATAAATACTCAAGCGCATATTCAGTTAGAGTAACAGTTAATGAAGGTGTTAAAACTAAAAGTTTATCAACACTAATAAGGAAGTACAACATATACAAAAACAAGCATATACCAAAGCAATATCTATATGCAGCACGTGAACAACGGCTCGAGTTGTTGAAGGGATTGATAGATAGTGATGGTTATATAAATAAATCTGGTGTAGCTCAGTATTATAGTACAAGTAAACAACTCTCTGCAGATGTTTATGAGTTAATTACAAGTCTCGGTTACAAGGTAACTCGAAACTCACATATACCAACCCATAAAGGTAAAGAATGTAAACGTTGCTATACATTAACATTTAAACCAAACGAGTATGTATGTACATTGGAGTTTAAGACATCGCGTATTCAACTAAAAGAAAAGGATGTTAAATCAAATTTAAGATCGCAATGGCATTATATTAAGAATATTGAACCTACTGACACTGTTCCTGTAAGATGTATTACAGTAGATAGTGCTGATTCTTTATTTTTAGCTGGTAAGCAATGTATTCCAACACATAACTCTACTCTTATGACTATCTATCTGTTGTGGCAGGCATGCTTTCAAAAAGATCAGCGCATTCTTCTCGTTGCTAACAAAGAGGCTACTGCTATTGAAATCTTCTCACGAGTTAGAATGGCTTACGAAGAACTTCCAAACTGGCTTAAACCACCAGTTAAAGAATATGCTAAGACGTCTATGACATTAGAGAACGGATCTCGAATTGGTATTACAACTACAACCGGTACAGCTGCTCGTGGTCAGTCCGTTAACTGTTTGGTAATTGATGAGATGGCTTTCATTGAACCTCATTTAGTTGATGAGTTCTGGAAGTCAGTCTTTCCGATTATTTCTTCTTCTAAGAAGTCGAAAGCATTTGTTTGTTCAACAGCTAACGGTACACAGAATCTTTTCTATAGATTGTATAACGGAGCTGAGACTGGAGAGAATGGCTGGGCATATGGTCGAATAATGTGGAATGAGGTACCTGGTCGTGATGAAAAGTGGGCAGCTAGTACTAAACAGACGATTGGTTCTGATGAAGCTTGGCGTCAAGAGTTTTGTTGTGAGTGGATTAACTCTGGCGAATCATCTATTGATGATGCCTTATATGAAATGATGGAGCGTCAGGTATGTGAACCTATGGTTACGTTAGATGATGGTTGTTATAAAGTATGGGAAGAGGCTCAGGAAGGTAGAATATATGCTGCAGGCGTTGATACTGCGGAAGGAGTTGGTAAAGATAGCTCTATTATTCAAATGCTAGATATCACTGACCCAGTTGAAGTAAGGCAAGTAGCAGTCTATCGTAACAATAAAATATCTCCAATGGAATTTAGTAACAAAGTGTATAAGATACTACGCAACTATGGATCACCGCTAGCGTTAGTTGAACGTAACAACTGCGGTGCTCAAGTAGTTGATCGTCTAGCTTATGATATGGCCTACCCAAAACTTGTTTCATATGGTAACAAAGCAGCACATAGAAAGAAGCGTATGCAAGGTATGATTGCCCATACCAATACAAAGCATAGAGGTGTTATTAATATGCGTTACTGGATGAATGATCTTAAATCAATTGTGATGAGAGACGAAGAGACTTTAGAAGAGCTTCGTAACTTTGTTCGTTACCCAAATGGTACCTGGAAAGCTAGACATGGTTGTCATGATGACTTAGTTATGGCATTAATGTACGGTTACTATATTTTAGATAATGAGATATGTGAGCAGTACTTTGAAATTATTGAAAAGGATGATACTGGTCGACCTAAGATTATTGAGCCATTAGATTTCGGTGTATCTCTTTTTGAAGATCCAACATCAATATATACTGATAATGAAGTAACTGGTGGTAGTCCTGATCTTAATCCAGTCTATTGGGGCATGTCCAATGGAGAAGAAGATATGGGTGATGATTATTATGATCTAATAGATCAAGGATTTACACCACTTTAGATTAAATAACCGTATGGCTGTAAATCAAAACGACCAATCGTTTCTCAATAAAAGCAGAGCAGATAAGTTTAACCTTGTCTTTTCTTTGCCACCAGCTTTACGGGAAATAAACTCTAAGACTGACAGACAAACCTACAATGTTAACGAAGATGCATTTCAGTTCTCAGTCTTTGGCGCCGTTGTTCCAGCAATTAATGTGCCCGCATTACAAATTCCATATGCTGGATCTAACCTCTACAACTCAACACACGCTAAAGAACCTTACCCACCAGTAACAGTTAATTTTACTATTGATAATGGATTTAACAATTACTGGGTATTGTACAAATGGTTAGATCTTATGCATGATGAAAAGGAGGGCTTGTATGATGCTAAAAAACTTGTTCAGACTGAAGATTTTAAAAATTATCAAACTGATATGACTTTATACGGTTTAGATGAATTTAATAATCAACGTATCAAGTTTACATATACAAAAGCATTCCCTGTTACAGTAGGAGAAATTGAATATAATTATAGAACAGCTGATGAAATTACATCATCCATGACATTTGTTTATTCACAAATTCATTCAAAGCTGATTAATTACTAAATTAAAATAGTTACAGATTTTTGTCCAAAAAAGCATAAATAATGGTATGGCTAATAGGACAATTCAATCTCCTGGTGTCGAGATTCGTGAGAGTGATTTATCACTTCGCACAGCTCAAACTGGCACCACAACGTATATTGCTGGATTCGCTTCCGAAGGACCTACCGATGAAGTTATTGGGCTTGGAAATATCTCTGAGTTCGAACAAATCTACGGTACTCCGAAGACTCCAGCAGAAAGATATTTTTATCACTCAGCACGCGCTGCTTTAAACTCCACCGGCTCTTTACTTGTTAACCGTCTCCCATACGGTGACGGTAGCGGTCAAGGTTTTGGCTCTAAAGTAAGCGTTCTCGCTTACCCTGCGGTAGTTTATGATGAACCAGCAGATGGGGAATCACCTACATATGAACTTTCTGGTACAGGAACTTATGTCTTAGGTCGACCGGTTAAGTATGATATCACTAATGAGCAATATTTAAAACTCAAGAATGGTCAATTGTTTGAGTTTGGTAACCAACCAAAGTTAAGCAACGCTTTATCATCGGTTGGTGAATTAAGTGCTGCGGCAGTAATTGTGGTTAACAAAGCCCAGACAGTAGTTGATAATCAATTTAATGGGTATTATTTTGGTTTAACTGACAATACTCTTATTAACCCAGCGTCGAATTTTGAAGCTGTAAAGAGTGTATTTTCAGTTACTACAGGTGCGGATGCAACTGGTACAACAGAGTTTACAACAGTACCGGCATCGCGATTTGAGTTCTCTCTTACTGCTACGCCAGAATTCGGTGATAATCCTGCTAACGGGTCGATTTCGCAGATAATGGAAGATCGTATTGAGGGTTATGATATCGGAGGACGTGAATTTGACGATGCATTAAATGTGGGTGTATTTAAATTACGTCAGTCGGTATTTTCGAAAGAATCAAATAAAATTGATTACCTTCTTGAGGAAGGTTATAATGCCTCTATTGGCAAATACCGTCAACGTAATTCAGAAAACGGGGGCGCACCAATTAATTTCAGTTTAGATTCTGTTGAAGGAAAATCACGTAACATTGATGTTATCGTTAACCCGTACGTATCAGATGCTACAGCTGGTGTACAGCTTAAAGATGACGGTACACCTAAGTACAAGGTTCGTGTCTTTTCACCAACCTTATCTGCAGCTGTAATATCAGGTACAATCCCAGTGAGTGCGTCTGGATTATCACAAGGATTCGTTCAAAGTTTATCAACAGCCCCATATACAGAGTTTAACGAGGCTGACAGTCTCATTCCATTAGGTGCTTACGGCGACGTTGATCTTACAACGAAGGTAATCGGTAATATTCCAGGTAAGCTTGATCGCGCTCTTGATCGTATTCGTAACGATCGTAAGTTTGATATCAGTATGATTGCTGAAGCTGGTCTTGGTACTATTAACACGTATATGGATACTGCAACTGCTACTGTTTCAGCTAATGGCTTTGATGATACAAAGACGACAACTAAAATTGAAGCATTAAGAACATCTAATGACCTTGATTCAGATGGTGGTGAAGCTCGTACTGCTTACATGAATGTCTTCAGTAAGTTTGCTACATTTGCTGGACCTGCTAAAGAAGGTGGTCGTGGTGATATTTTATTCATTGCTGATCCAATTCGTCAGTTAGTTGTAACTGGTACAAATAGCAAAGTTCAGAAGGATCCTACTAAGAACTTCTATACAGACATTTACTGGGCAATTAGACATCAGTTTGAATTAGCCAATACGTCTTATGCAACAGTATATGCTAACTGGATGAGTGTTCCTGATAACTATACAGGCTTAAATGCATGGGTTCCATCGTCTGGCTTTGCTGCTGCTAAGATGGCCTCTACTGATGCTGCTGTTGGACCATGGGGTGCACCTGCTGGTTTCAATAGAGGTATTATTACTGATGCATCTGACATTGCTGTGACACCTAACCAACGTCAACGTGATGATCTTTACACAGCTAATCTCAACCCAATTGCTAACTTTGCTGATCAGGGTAATGTATTCTTTGGACAGAAGACATTGTTAAGAAAGCCAAGTGCATTTGATCGTATTAACGTTCGACGTACCTTCTTATATCTTGAGAAGATTACTAAGAAGACAATGCAGTTCTTCCTCTTTGAGAACAATACATTGTTTACAAGAACGAGAATCGTTAATACTCTGACACCGTTCTTTGAGCGTACTAAAGCTGCTGATGGACTTTATGACTATATGATTGTTTGCGATGAGCGTAACAATACAGCAGAAGTAATTGATCAAAACGAGCTTGTTGTTGACATCTATCTCAAGCCAGTACGTACTGCAGAGTTTATCTTGGTGAACTTCTATGCAACTCGTACAGATGCAAACTTCGAAGAGCTTATTGGAGGTTAATTGAACTTCAAATAACTTTAAAGGGGAGGTCGAAAGACCTCCTCTTTTTTTGTCTATTTGTATGCCAATCAACTAAATACTTATATGGGTGCAATCTATTCTATTAAATCGCAAGACAAATTCTATATTGGTTCCACTAAAGATTTTGATAAGCGTATGGCTGAGCATAGAGGCTTGTTAGAACGAGGTAAGCATAGTAATGATTATATGCAGAGAGTCTTTGATAAGTATAACGACTTTGAATATACCATTATAGAGGAAGTAGATAACTCTAAGCTTAAAGAAATTGAACAACAATACATTGATAAGCATTATGAAGACCCTAACTGTATGAATGGTTCACCCCATGCACATAGAGCATATAATCCTTGGACGGTGGAGAGTAGAGCCAAGATGAGTGAGTCATGTAAGGGTCGTAAGCATACAGAAGAGACAAGGAAAAAACTATCTGAAGCAAAAAAGGGTAAGAAGCTTACTAAAGAGCATATAGCTAATATTGTTAACTCCAGACATAAGAATGCTAAAGTATATACATCAGATGTTATATTTAAGTGGAATGATTCTACATATGAAATTGCATCTTTATCAGATTTTTTAAACCAATTTGGAAAGTCGTCAAGATGTATTTTCAGAAGGTTAGCGGCTAATAAGAATACAGTAATTTCTTTGTCTCGTGTGAGAGAAGATTCTAAACATCCCTTTAAGGATGGTGATAAGTTATGTTTTTTCACTACTAAGTAAGATATTAAAGCATAAATATTGATATGGCTAATAACTTAACCTCAACTTCAACCCAGAAAGGAAAATAAATCGTGCCGGTAAATCAGAATATTCAAAACTTTTATCGTGCTGCAGCTGATAAGGATTTTTCCCGCGACTTTCTTTTTCGCATTACGCAAATGCAGCTTCAAGGTGTACCTGCTCTCGAGGAAGGTGATCTTATTTATGTAAAAACAGCATCATTACCAGGACGTGATATTGGTAATGTTGCAGTACCTTATATGGGACTTAGCTTAAACGTTCCTGGTGCAGTAACATACCCAGGTTCTGAAGCATATGATCTTAATTTTTATCTAGATGCTGAAAGTTCATTACGTAACTATTTCGAAACAGCATCTCGTTCATTATTCGACGATCAAACTTCTACAGGTGAGTATGGTACTCCTGACGATGATTTCTTTATTCAGTTAGCACAACTTGATAAAGAGCTCGAGCCAGTAGCTGAGTATAAGCTTGTTGGTGCTTCTCTACGTTCAGTTAACAATATTGGCTACGATATTGCCAACGGTACTGGAGCTACTGTTGAGATTAATGCAACTGTTGCATATCATTTCTATACAAAAGAGCGTTAATTAATGCCTAATCATATTCGTAAGCGTCTTCGGCTTCATCAAAGCTGGACGAATGACATCCCTCTTAAGAATATTTGGGGTATAAACTTCTCCGCACGTACAGGCAGCGGGGCGATGTCAATAGTCGGAAGAGCCATCGATAATTACTTAGATATCTATCGCCCTCAAACATTTCAAGTCGATCAAGGGTTATTTGATAGGGTGTCTGATTCCGAAGTAGGCTTTATGTTAGCGCAAAATGTACGCTTACCTGATGAAGGGTTCGGTGTACAAAATAAGCAATTAAATAATGCTGGGGGATTTCAACCTATTCAAATAGGTCAAGAGAGAAGCCCTAATAATACTCTATCAATTCAATTTTTAGAAACTAATAGAGACGTCTTCTCATTTTTTATACAACCTTGGATTGTTGCAGCTTCCTATGCTGGTTTAATTGAAACGGATGATCCTAATACTGATATTAAGTGTCATATAGATGTTATCCAATACACTCGCTCTGCTTCACGGTATGGGGACAAAGTAGGCTCATCTAATAGAAGAGATAATGATGAGATAGAATATGGTATACGCAAAATGCATACCTTTTACGATTGCGTACCTATTACATCGGAAGGAGATCAAATTAGCTACGGTGAAATGTCTGATAGTGACATATCTAATAGAGGTGCAGCCTTTAACTTTGCACATTATCAATTAAATACTCCTAGAGGAGTATTAGATGCCATTTAATGTTGAAATAAAACTACCGTCGGGTAGAGCGTGTAGAGTTGAAGAGCTCTCCAATAGAGAATATTTGAGTATTATAAAATACTCTGAAAACAAAGACTATATTGGTCTAAGTAGATTCTTCGAAGAGAGGTATATCGAATCTGATATGCATATATTTGATAGATTTTATCTGTTAATTTATATACGGATGCTTTTTATTGAAAGTAGTATTACTTTAAATTTAGATGAGAGAGCCATTGAGATTAATTTGGATACTCTTTTAAATAATTTAGAGACCAACTATATTGATCTTGAAACTAAATTTGAAGAAGGTGGTATAGAGGTAATATTGGATCTGCCTTGTATTACTTACTACACAACAGTTGATGAATTATTTATTGCCACTATTAAAAGAATAAAAGTTGCTGATGCTGTAGTTGAATTTAATAAACTATCTGCAGATGAGCAACAGGAAATAATCGATAATTTACCAGCTACAATATTTGATCACATTAAGAAGTTTATAGAAACAATTCAAAATAATTTACTCGACTTAACTATTATTGATGAAAACAAATCTATAGGGTTGCAAAAGTTAAGTATTGAAATTTTAGGTAACGGTATAATGCAGTTTATAACTAACCTATTTGGTACCAATCTCCAAGGCTTTTATAGTTTAATTTACTCTTTTCAAAATACTATTATGCCTGGCTCTAATTATTTTTTCGAAATGTCTCCAATCGAGACGCAGATTATCTTAAATGTTCATAGTAAAAGAATTAAGGAAGAACAGAATAAGTTGCAAAAGAAAAATAACAGATAAATAAGTATATGGATTCAAATGTTAAGAGTTTTTTAAGCAATCTTCAAGAGCTTAATGAGACTAATACCGCTACAATTAAAGTCCCTTCAACTGGTAAGAATGCACCATTTAAATTAGCTAGTATTAGTCAACAAAAAGAATTATTACGCTCTGCATTTGATGGTGTAGATGGTGTTATACAGCGCGCGAATATTCTAAATAAAATTATTACCGATAACAGTAAATCAGATGTTGAGTTTTTGCTAATTGATAAATTTGCAATACTTATTGGGTTACGTAAACAATCTATAGGTAGGGATATTACTATTAAAGAGGAGAGATATAACTTAGATGATTTACCTCAGATAAAAAAATCTGATATCAAGCTTACTGATACTGTATCAGTTGATAATATTACTGTTAACTTAAAGGTACCTACTCTTAAGTTAGATAGTGAAATAAATAGTAAGCTTGAAAAGGAGTTAGCTAAATATCAAGATCAAGAAGAAAAGATTAAGCAAAGTGTTGATGTTGTTGTATCATATGAAACAACCAAATATATTGATAGTATTGAAATAGGAGAAGCTAAAGTTGCATTTGAGGATATTAGTGCATATGAACGTAAAGAGATTGTTAATAACTTACCCCTAGCACTTAATAATAAGATTTTAGATTATATCGGAGAGATTAAACAAGCCATGGATAAGACTATCAAATTCTCCGAAGAAGTTATCGTGGAATTTGACGCTAGCTTCCTCTCCACCGATTAAATAATTAGGTGGCGGAAGATATTACTAATCCATTTTCACAAATAATGGGAGCACTTACTGGTGGTAGTAAGGGTGAAAGTGGTGTTCGTAAGGATAATTACAAGGGTAAAGTAAAGCCTACTCTTACCCCCGCAGAAAGAAAGCGGTACGAAAACATCTTCACTATAATGAAAGATGTTCTTTCACCTAAAGCAGAAGCTCGTGAT